TCACTCACGAGCGAGGCACCGCCCTCGGTTACCGTGTGCGCTGGCGTGTCCTCATCGTTATCAGCCCTCGAAACAATGAGGCCGCTACGCTGGACGTCGAGAACGCTATCGACCTCCTCCTCCCGCTCATCCCAGCAGGCTTCTCCTGGGATGTCGTAAACCCCCCGCAGCTAAATGATGTGGGAGCGCAAGGCACCGTCTACACGACGGAGATTAACGTCTCCGTCTCTATGAAGGAGTAAGAAAATGGCAGTTGTTTCCGTGGCTGGTGCCGCGTTCACCGTCGAGGTTGGCGCCGCTCAGTACGAAGAGCAGATTACGACCGGAACGATCACCACTACCCCCACGATTATCCGCACTAAGACCCTTTCGGATGTCGCGTTTAATCAGACCGACCTGAACTCGACGATCTCGCTCGATTTCCTGTACGACGAGAACGCCGGAATCTACGACGCGCTGCAAGTCGCTATCGCTACGCCCGCAGCTGTCGCCGTAACGGTCGAGTCGGCCACGGGCGTCTGGACTGGCGCGGCCATGTACATCGACTCCTGCGACGTCACCTTCGACGCCGCCGGAATCGCAACCTGCACCGTTTCCATGCAGGGCACGGTAACCTTCGCATAACCAACTAGAGAACGGGGAAACGCCATGTATCCAAGCATCACGGTAACAACGTCAGACAGTCCCGAGGCCGTCACCTACCAGATCTGCTCGGCGGATCTCATGGAGGCTGAAGAGATTTATGACAAGGCAAAGCGCAAGCCGGGCACCATGGGAATCCGCTTGATCTGCGCCTACATCCACGTGACCGGGGAATCACCTGCAAATCTGGCACAGGTCAAGGCCTGGGCGAAGGAAAAGGAAGTTTGGGCAGAGGACGCCGAGACGCCGGACCCTACCCAGCCGGATCAGTCCGGAGATTCATAACCCAAGTCGCCGTAAGAATCGGAAGGCCCCTTGAGGAAGTAGCGGCCTACGATCCCCGGCAACTAGCTACGATCGTGGAGGTGTTAGGCAATGGCTCCAGCCAAAGTGTTTGACACCTACGTCGACGGCCTAAACGACATTCTCCGAGCCTTCCGAAAACTGCCCAAAGAGGCCTCCGCCGAACTCAGGCAGGCCTCGCAGGCCGTAGCCGATAAGCACATGGCTCCAGCGTGGCGTCAGGCCGCGATTAACTATGCCGGGCCGTGGGGCGAAAGAATCGCCGAATCGGTCAAGGTGAAGAAAGACCGTGTTCCGGCCGTCAACATTGGCGGGGCACGCAAGAAATTCTCAGGCGGAGCATCCCCAACTATGGTCCGCTACCTGTCAGACAAGGGCAACCGAGGCCGCGCAGGCGCCCAGAAAAGAGCACCCGAGGCATTCGGCGAAGGCACTAACTGGATCGAAAACGTCCGGGAATACCAGGGCGGGGCAATGCAGGAATGGGCTAAGGCCGTCGACCAAATCGTCCTGAAATGGAGTTACCTCTAATGGCTATTGGAAAGACCCTAACCGTCTACCTGGCCGCCGACGTATCCAAACTCCGAAACGGTCTCAACAGCGCAGACCGAAGCCTTTCAGGATTCGGCAACAAATTAACCAGCATGCTCGGCCCGGCAATGCTCGGCGCTGCGGCAGCCGCAGGAACTCTCGCCATAGCCATGGGCGTCGACGGAGTCAAGGCCGCAATGGCCGAGGAAGCCGAGTTAGCCAAACTCAGCACAACACTCGAAAATCTGGGATTCGTTAAAGCATCCGATGAAATCAACACATTCATCGACGACATGCAATTTGCTACGGGGGTCACAGACTCCGAATTAAGGCCCGCATTTGAGCGAATTCTGGTTAGCGTAGGAAACGTTGCCGAGGCACAGAGACTTCTCAATCTGGCCGTTAACACCTCAATCGGCGCAAATAAAAGCCTCGAAACCGTCGCCAATGCGCTCGGCAAGGCCTACGACGGCAATTTCGGAGCCCTGGGCAAACTCAACGCGGGCATCGACGCCTCCATCATCAAAAACAAAGACCTCGACGGGGCGGTTAATCAGCTCGCAACCACATTCGGTGGGCAGGCCAAAGCTCAGGCCGACACATTGCAAGGCCAGATAAAAATCCTCGGGATTGCATTCGATGAGCTAAAAGAATCTTTTGGAAAAGGATTCATTGACGGTCTGGCCAAGTCCAGAGGAAGCCTCGGTAACCTCGTAAACGAAATGCGAGACGGCCAACCAATCGCCGAGGACCTCGGGCAAAGATTCGCCATCCTTGCGGGGACTCTCATCGACGCAGGGCTCGGTTTTAAGTATGCCTATCAAGAGGGCGAAAGACTATTTGACAGAATTTTTGGATGGTTTGGCCCGGTAACTGGAGCAGTCGGCGACCAAATCAAGAAAATGCTTATGGGTCCCACCGTTGGACTTGTCGAAGGCTTTACCGCAATCGGTAAAGCGTCAAAGGAAGCCAACGGGGGCGTTAAAGCGTTCGGTACAGGCGGAGCCCTGGCACAAGTTACAGCCGAGGCTCAAGCAGCCGCAGATGCCACCGACGCTTTAGCAACCGCGGATAAAAAATTGACTAGCTCATCTAGCGGCGCGGCTAAGGCTATTCAGGTAATGAACCCGAGACTTAGAGCCCAGATAGATTTAGTTAAGGAACTTACTGGGAAAGTCAACGATGCTGGTAAGGCGCTCCAGTCGGCTCGCGACGACATGAATAACTGGATTTCGAGCATGGCCCAAAGCATCCTGTCGGGGATCAACCTCGGGGCAGCATTCGACCAGATGGATGACGTCAACCAGGCGGGCGAAAAGATTGGCGTTAGCCTCCTCGAAGGTTTCCAAAAGCAAATAGACCAGGCTGGCTTATTCGGCGGCTACCTTAAGCAACTCAATTCCGAGGGGGGCCCGGAACTCCGGGACGCCGTGGCCGCCCTCGGCCCCGAGGCAGGCAACAAACTCGCCAAGGAAATCATCGACAAGGGCCTCATCAAGACGATGCAGTCCAAGCTCGTGGACGTCCAATCCATGGCCGAGACAACCGCAGCCGAAATGGTGCCTCCCATGCTGGTGGCTGGTGTGCAATCAGCCGCCGGATACCTGATGATGATGCAGGCCGAGCTAGACGAGTCGAGCGCTCTCCTGGCCGAGATGGGCCGCAAGATGGGCGCGACCCTGACCGAGGCCATGGTGAAGGAAATCCGAGACGCTTTAGCGGCGGCAGGATTTGCCCAGGCTGGCGCGAGCGCGATTATGGCTGGAACGGCGACACCGTCGAGCGCAGGTATGGCCCAAGCACAGGCCATTGCAGGTAATCCGCTTATGAATGGTACGGCCATCATGCAGGCCATCCAGCGGGCCATCGCCGACTCGGATCAGCGCCTAGGCCGCACCGGGCAGGTAGTGCTTCAATGACCAGCCCAGTAACGCACATCATAATCGGAGGCGTCAGCCTCGATCTGGCCGACGTCGAGTACCAGATATCCGTCACTCATGGCCGTAATGACATTAAGTCGCAGCCCGAGGCCTCAACCGCCGTCATCGCTCTAAGAGGCTCGGAAGGCGTCTCAATCGAGTTAGCCGCTACAGTCGATATCACGACCTACGGCTTTCGCAGGTTCACCGGCGAAGTGACAGACCTAGCCATTACGCACCTTTCCTCGACCCCGCCGACCGCGATCACCACGATCACGTGCATCGGCAACCTCTCTAACCTGGGCTCGAGGATCACCGGCGCATCGGGCTACGCCTCAGAGACTGTTTACTCGAGGGCCGAGGAAATCCTGACCGATTCAGGCGAAACCTTCCTAAACGGCGGCACAACCAGCCTCGAGCTCTACTCGGTCTCGGCCGGCAACGCGCAGCCTCAGACCTGCCTCGACGGTCTCCAGGCGCTCGCCGAATGGTCCGGCGGCACTTACTTCGACACACCCTCGGGTGTCGTCGTATTCGAGTCCTATGGCAATCGCGGCTCGACCGCGTTCCCCGGCGCATGGTCAGCCCAGATAAACACTTGGGCCGAGGCCGAGTCCAGTTGGGATTCCTACCCGTCCACTACAGCTGCAACCAGCCTGCCGAGCAATGGCGTCATCTTTACGCCCGCCTGGACCCAGAACCAGGTCTCCATCATCAACGACGCCACAGTCAGCCATGGCAGCAGCCCCTCATATCACCAGGCGACGGACGCGACCTCGATCGCCACCTATGGCCGCCGGGCCTTGACCCTGGAAACAGGACTAAAGGCCAACGCTGACGCGATTAGCCGAGCGAACGCGATACTCCTAGCCCAGGCCTATCCATTGTGGAATCTAGGCAATATCTCGATTTACGTCGATCAGCTGACAGTTCCCGAACGGGATCAAGTGCTAGCGCTGATCTCGGGCTCGAGCGTCCTAGTTAATGACCTGCCGCAGCCTGCACCGTTTGAGCAGTTCCTCGGCCTGGTCGAAGGCTGGTCCGAGACCTACACGCCCGGACAGCACATTTTGACGCTATCCATCTCAGACCCCCGATACTCGTACCAGACGGTTACCTGGGGTGACGTCTCTCCGACGCTACAATGGGGAGACGTAGATCCGACCCTAATCTGGTACAACGTAGTTACCGCCGACGACCTAATCGCAGCCTAGGAAGGGCACAGCATGGCAACCACTACAGGAGGCACGACCTACGTCACCTCGACGGATCTCGTAGCCGACT